GGTGGAGAAGATACGCGTTCTTATGTAAATAGAGCAGAGTTCAATAAAAACTGCAATTGGATGGGTAGAAATAAAAATTTTTCTATCTAATAAAAAAAATTATATATTTATAGATAATAAGAGATGAGTTTTAACAGAACAATTTACGACACCTGTTCTTATAATCAAGAGCTACAAGAAAGTGTGAGTACACTAAGTTACATTTTATCTCCTTATCGATACGAACATAAGGACAAATGTAGACATCAGCTAGGTTTCATTGGTGGCACAGCCGTTTCGCACGTCCAAGGAAATCTTGTTGATTTAGATAGCGAGTTGCGAGGTCAGACGCGATATATATCAAAATGTGGTAATAACAAGTATGTTCCTACAGATGATGGTATCATCAAGAATGATAAAACACAGCCCATTGATACTACTATGTTGCATTTGCCTGCCTGTCAATCTATTATGTATCGCGAAGTTCCGCTGCCACCAAAGATGAACTACAACCACTGCTAAGCTACCATTGCTAACATAGTCCTCCTAGATAATTTACAAAGAAATACCAAAGCAAATATATGGGGCCTAGCATGAAAGCAATAAATGCATTCAAGATACGAATGTAAATATTGGTGACAGACCCTTTCCAAGTACAACTATAAGATAAATATGCAGCCAAGCAGGCTATCATGAAAGCTACCATATACATGATAGCCAAAATGAGATAGTCTGATAACTTCCAATTATAATAGTAATTGGCGTTATACCCGTTTAAATAGAGGTACAATGACTTGATTCCATCTGGCCTAGTTTCTTCAGATATATCACTGAAAGGTTCCAAAATTTTCGAAGAAATAAAGAACATATCTATTTTTTTATTATAAAATAATATATTATTTTATTAGAATTGATGAACCAATATATTGATACTAGATTGAATTATGACAGTTGCAGCTACAAAGAGAAACTCAAGAGAACTGTAGGACCTGGATTGTATCAATTAAATACACCCTATAACGATTGTATGGATTGTTCTCAGGATATTCCTGCAGATCCTTCTTTGCGCTACCAATCTTACGGACATAATACTTGCAGTATGAAAAATGCAGTTGATGATTCAAGTGAATTACTAGGTCTCAATTACAAAGCAACCAAGTGTAACAATGATGAGTACCTGCCAGGAAAATATCAACCAACCGGATGTTCTATTCGCGGGAACACAGAACCACGTGCTTGTTTGGCCCCTCGCGAAGACACCAGGCTATCAAATCCTCCATGCACCCTCAAAGAAACTGGTATTAATAGATGGGAATGGCTTTGCTTTGATCCTCAGGAGAGAGCCATAGAAGGCTTTGACAGAGTTCCTGTAAATTATCGCATGGTAGCAAAGGACAATCATGTTCCTTGTATAGAGGAGCCTCTAGATCAAAGTAATTTTCAGCCAAATGGTAAACAAGAGCTAAATAATCTTAACAAGTGGCAAGCAAATGTTAAAGATGAAAAGATGTATTCACCTGGCTATCCTTATGGTTCCTTGTATTATGGAGTCAAATGCAATAACTAAGACTAATCTATACTATTTTTTATCCTTTATTCAGTAGAGTAATAATGGAATTATATCCTGAAGATGTTCCTTCTATGAATAACATATACAGTTCAAGATACTGGGAAAAAGTACGAGCGGACGAACAAAATAGAAGTAACAGAATGTATGAAAAGGCTAAAAACCCCTTTGAAACTGGTGTGGTAAGTAAACCTGCATATGCTGATATGTTTCACGAAGTCCCTGCCAAACCTATTGGTATGGATGGAGGCTCTGACAGATATGTTTCATCATTGACTGGTGAAAAAATAAAGACAGAGGAGTTTACTCATAATAATATGCAGCCTTTTTTGAGGAAGAATGTTACACAAAATATGAACTTTGAAGGCATGTCTAACAAACTGGATGCAAGTATGGGTGGTAATATGCAATTTTGGCAACACAAAAAAGAGGTTCCTTGTTTCTTCAAGCCTACTGCAAATGTAGGCAATGTCTGTAGTATGAAGAACAATGATGACTTCTATAAATCCAGAATAGAGGTGACGCCAAAAGTCAACAATTTTTTCCCAATCGAGAAGATAAGAGTAGGCCCAGGGCTTAATCAAGGTTTTGGTTCAGGAGGAACAGGTGGATTTCAACAGACAGATGCTATAGAATATGCCAAGCCTAGGACGTTAGATGATCTGCGTAGCAAGGCTAATCAGAAGAGCACCTATTTTGAAATACCCTTCCAAAGTCCAGTGAAAGGAACGGAGCAGCGTGGTATGATAGCCCCACCAGTGAAGCAAAGACCTGATAAAGTCTACGAACAGAGTGAAGAGCAATGGCTGAGGACTATGGCCTCTATTACAAAAGAAACTGCCAGATCAGAAGAGAATATCAGGGCAACTGCAAGGCCAGGGTCTCACGTTGAATATCAGGGTGCTGCTGTGATGAATACCGAGAAGCCTGGATTGGGTGCAGAAGATGATTATGGCAAGAATAATATTGTTGTCTATAATAATGAGAGGCAGCTAACACAGACGCGTACTGTAGTGTCAAATGCAACCAGTATTATCAAAGCGATTGTAGCACCTATTATGGATGCACTAAAATACACAATGAAAGAGTATACAGTGGAAGCTCCTAGAGGCGTTGGAAATCCTAGCATACAGATACCTGAGAAGCCCACATTGTATGACCCAGACAATCATATTATGCGTACAACAGTGAAGGAAACAACTATTCATGACAGTGAAGCAGGTAATTTGACAGGAGCCAAAGAGACTTATTCTGCACTTGAAGATACTGCTAGAACAACTGTCAAAGAAACTACTATCCATGACAGTGAAGCTGGTAATCTAACAGGAGCAAAAGAGACCTATTCTGCATTACAAGATAATGCTAAGACTACTGTGAAAGAGACTTTGATACATGATACTGGTGTTGCAAATATCAAGGGTAGAGAAGCTGGTTATGCAACAGGTGATGATGAAGCCAAGAAGACATTGCGACAGACGCTGCCAAAGATGGATACTGTACGAAATATTGGGGCAGGTGTCTATAAAGTGTATGTATATGACCCTGATATGGTCGTGAAGAAGACCATGAAAGAAACTACTATCAAGGGCAAGAGCGAATATGGTTTCTTAGGAGGTATGTTGGAAGGCTTATTTGGAGGCTATTTGAGTAAGAATGTAGAGTTGAAAAATACGCAAAAACAGTTCTTGTCTGATACCAATGAATATGGTATTGCGGGTTCCGTAGGGGATCACAGACAGACTGATAGAACTGCTGAAGAGAATGCAGAAATCGATGGAACACGTGAAGCTATTTTGATTGCAGCAGGACACACGCCTAATCCAGGGAACATGAATGTTGGCATTGATTCTTCAGATGTTGAAATGACAACCAGGAAGCCTTTTGAAAATAGCATACCTGCAAGAGAAGTAGGAAATGTAGGCATGGTATATCAAACAACACCTGAACTAATTGATAAATGCAGTATAACAAAGTCGCCAGATAGACTGAATGCATTTGAAAACAGGCTTGATAGTGATCTGCTAGAACCAGTGAATACCAATGAACTAATGATAAAAATAAATCCTATCAAGAGTGGCTGTAGGTTGTAAGAAAAATAATATTATGTAAGTAGAATACGAATGGTATCCTGTGAAAATAGAATATGTCCTATAGGGAAGGTATGCAATCCCTTAACAGGAAGGTGTAATAAAATTAAGAAGACAATAACTAGTTGTAATGAGAAGTATTGCCCTTCTGGGAAGGTATGCAATCCTGTTACAATAAGATGCAATAAAGTGAAAAAAAATGACACTGTGAATAGAAGGATGAGTACAAAAGCTAAAATGGAAGTTTTGAAACAAACAGAGAAGGATAAACTCTTCTTTTACTCTAAATCTAAAGATGTTGCTGTTGGAAAAGGTGTGAATGAGTTTGTTAGTAATAGTGGGTTGTATGAAGAGCTTACGAAAATAAAAGATTTCCGCAAAATGCTATCTAATTTCCATTTATGTCCTTTCAAATATGAAGGGAAAACTTACAATACTATAGAACATGTATTTCAAGCAAAAAAAATTGAAATTGTAGATAAAGAAAAGGCTTTATGGTTTACTATTGAAAGTGGAAATGATATTGGTATAGGTGATGGGGAAATCGCCAGAAAAAACAGGAAATTGTGTAAGCTCAATGACGAACAATTAAAATTATGGGGAACTATGAAGGATGATGTTATGCACAAGGCAGCTATGGCAAAATACAAGGTATGTAAAGAAGCTAGACATGTGCTGAAAATGACAAATAGGGCACAATTGTGGCACATTGTTAGTAGAGGCAAACCAATTAGGTTTGAACATTTAGAGAGAATAAGGAATGATTTATGATTTGTATAAGACCCTTGAGACAAAACATAACAATAAATCTAGAAGTTTAAGAATATAAAAATGTCTCATTTTACATCTTCAAGGGTATAAAAGTATATAAGGATAATATGATATATATAGTTGTGGTGAAATAGCCACATAGCTCTCGTGGCCTAATGGTTAAGGCAGCAGTCTTATTAACTGTGTTAATCCAAGTTCGACTCTTGGCGGGAGCATTATTTTTTAGATTATTATATAGCAAATAATAATTTTTTCCCTATAAAGAAGAAAAATTGATTCTTTTGTTATATCCTCTTAATATATATAATTAAGATGTCAAAAATGTGTTTTAATTGCAATGTCAAACATGGTAGCTATGCATTTAGCAAAACTTCTAAAGAGATTTATTGCATGGAACATATGCTTCCTGGTATGGAAAATATAAGAAGGAACAAGTGTATTATATGTGAAAAAACAGGAGCTATTTATGCACTTATAGGTGAGGACAAGGCAAAGTACTGTGGTAAATGTAGGGTCGAAAATACTTATCCGACTTACAAGAAAAGATGCATAAAATGTGATAAAGATATAGCAACATACAATATTCCATCAAATGATACACCAGAATATTGTATGAATTGTAAAGAAGAAGATATGGTAAATGTCAGAAAACCCAGGTGTATATTATGCAATAACGCATCAGCAACCTATGGCTTTCGTACTGATGAAAAAGCACAATATTGTACGAATTGTAAAACAGATGAGATGATATGCAAGGACCGTAAATTATGCATTACATGTGATACAAAACCTGCAAGATATGCAAATCCAGAAGACACAGCTAAATATTGTGGAAATTGTAAACAAGAAGGAATGATTGATGTCACACATAAAAATAAGTGTATTATTTGCAAACAAAAAAAAGCATATTGGAATTACATAGGCCAAAAAGCTAAATACTGTGGAGAATGCAAATTAGAAGGTATGGAAAATATCAAACATCCTAAATGTATCTTATGTAATGACAACCCAGCATCACACGCATTAAAAACTGATAAATCAGCTCAATATTGTATTGAGTGTAAAACAGATGATATGATATGTAAAAAACAACCATACAAATTCTGCATAAAGTGCAAATTAGGAAAGGCAAAGTATGCTAACATTGGTGAAAAAGCTCAGTATTGTAAAGAATGTAAAGATGATAGTATGAAATCTGTATTAGATCAAAAATGTATTATTTGCAAGGAAAAAAGACCATACTATAACTATATTCATATTAAGAAACCAGAATATTGTGGACGATGCAAATTGGAAGGTATGGAAGATGTAAAAAATGCAAGGTGTATTACATGCAATGACAAGAGACCTCTATATAACTATCCAACTGAAAAGAGGCCATTGTACTGCAGAGAGTGTAGCCTACCTAATATGGAAGATGTGAGAAATCCCAAGTGTAAAAACGAATGGTGCAAGACATTTACCAGTAATAAGCAATATGAAGGTTATTGTGCTTATTGTTATAGGCATATGTATCCAGATAGGCCCATGGCTCTGAATTACAAAACGAAGGAGACAGCAGTAGTTCAACATATCAAACAAGAATTTCCTGACCTAGATATTGTGACAGATAAAAGAGTGCATGGTGGTTGCTCTCTTCGTCGTCCAGATGTCTTCATTGATTTAGGGTATCAGATAGTGATTGTAGAAATAGATGAGAACCAGCATATAGACTATGACTGTTCCTGTGAGAACAGACGACTAATGGAGCTTTCACAAGATGTAGGACATAGACCAATAATTTTCATCAGGTTCAACCCTGATGATTATAATAAGACTGGTAAGAAAATAACATCGTGTTGGAATATAAATAACACAGGTATATGTTGTGTGAAAAAAACAAAAAAGAAAGAATGGGCGGAACGTCTAAATAGTCTGAAAAATGTCATAACATATTGGATAGATGATAAGAATAAGACGAACAAGACAATCGAGGTAGTACAGTTATATTATGATGAATAGATTATTTCTTGGATAATCTGTTTTTTATATCTTGAAAAGTTTTATTTGATACACAGTAGCCTTCATTAAATGTGTCAACAATATAATTATCATACTTACTACTCTCATCTTGTAATGATTTATATTTTCTAGATGAAAGCTTCATTTTCTTTCTTGATGCCTCAAACGACCTATATTTTCTACTATTTACATTTTCAGATTTTTTTATAAGTTTCAGGTAATAAGATTTGTAGGGTTCAGCTAAATGTTTTAATTTATATTTTGTATCTGTTGGTATTGGTATATTTTTAATCATTTCATATGGGTTCTTTCTAGAATTGCTATGTGTTTTCTGTATTTTTTCATTCAACCTATAATTGACGAAATTATAAGGCAAGATATCTGCTGTATTGTTTCCATTCCTAAGACTAAACTTACCTCCAGTGGCTACAGAAGTTATACTTCTATCTTCTTTCATATATTCTATGATATTATGCAGAATGCCATCCTTATATTTTGAAAAATAATTAGCACGCATCTTTAATATATCCTTTAAATCACCTATCATTCTTTGCAAATCGTTCATCTCTTGAGAAACTTCAGGTATTTTTAAATTATCTATCAAGAAATGAAGATACAGTTGATAATTTTGCTCCAAAAATGAACCAAATGATACCAATTTAAGCAAAAAATTATCATAGTCTAATAATCTTCCCAATTCCTCTTTCTGCATATTTTGGATATTTGGTATGGTAAGCATGACTTCACAAAATATACCTAGATATTCATATGGTTCTTGATTTTTGTTAAATCTAGGATTTCTATATCCTGCTGTATTAAACATACCACATCCTTTTAATGATATTAATCTATTTATATTTTTATTACTATTTAGCACCAAATAATTAGTGCTATTTTGACAATCTATATTTCCCAATAAACAATCAATTAACAAATTTTTGATATTATATTTGAAATCGTGATGCGAAGGAACATAATCTGTGTCAACTTTCCATGCAGTATAAATATTATCTCGATCATAGCCAAGAATATATTTGGCACAATTTACATCAAAGTAATGATAACAATCATTAATGAAATGCTGATGTAGTGTATATTGTATATTATGAAATGAATGCATATTATAATTATTGGCTAATTTTCCTAAGGATGTATATATATAATCTGTATTTTGATGTTTTATCACAAAAATATTTTCTACATGATTTCTGAATTTTCTTCTATCATTTGGGTCAGCGGGAAATGGCATTTGAAAAACATAAGGATATTTGGCAACATCAACATCAGATATTACATATCTTGTTATTGTATAAGTCTTCAATAATTCAGTTCCTTCTTTGATGTCTTTGAGTAATTGTTTGCCATAGTTTAATACATCAGTATCATCAATATGACATAATACATACTTAATACGACCTACATTGATCTCATTATGAATTATAATTTTTGTTCCTGGTAATAATATTATTTGAAATAGTCCATCATTAAAATTGATATAATTTTGGTGTTTTTCAATCCTAAAAATATATACAATTCCTTTTTTGTATGTGTTAGTAGACCCAATAAGATTATTTAGGGCATAATCAATCGATATATAAATATTAAAACTACAAGACAAGAATGATATCAAATTTATTTCTCTTTCATCTTTTGCATGCATCATATTCTGTGTTCCATGGAAGACATAAATATCATTTTTGTTGTAGTTAGGTTTATGTGAAAATTGTGCGTATTTCAATACGACTTCAAGTTTTCTTGTAGTATTTTCTTGTAATTTCACACCATGAAGGATGTGATTTTGTAGACCTTCATTCACTACCCTGCTAAATAATGGTGATGTTCCTTTATAAAAGGCTTCTATATCAGATAGATCATTATCAAATATATTCAAAGGTTGGTATGTATTTAGTGATTTAACATAATCTACTGCATTCATAAGAGATATGGCGGGAGCAGGACCATCATATAGAAAATAATAATAGTAATCTTTTATACTCTGTTTTTTGTTATAATTATTATTGATAAGAACACATAACAATTTATTGACAGCCTTATCATCACTGTACGATGATATATTACGAAAAAGGTTTTCATAACTGGGATTATTCAATCCTTTGATAATATATTCTTCGGGAAAATCTTTTGTAAAATTATTTAGCTCTAATAGCATATTGTTAATATCTTTGCTATATTTTTTACTTAATTCAGCAGTAGAATTCAGACAGTGAAATTTAGGTAATATGGATGTATATCTATGATATTCAAAATCATCATCAACATTATGATGTGAATATTCATGATTAAATACAATGGTAGTGTTTTGAAAAAACTTTAAATGAATAGCTCTATTTAAAAATGTATTTTTAAGGACATTATCTATGGATTTTACCGGTCTTTCGTCATGAAATATGACACCTCTACTGATTTTTGTCATTTCGCCAATACTTAAATTTTCTATATGCTTTTGATAGTTATTTATTGTTCTTTCATCAAATAAATATATTGTAATTTTATGTTCTTTTCTACTACCCTTATGAAAATAATCATATATTGCCTGTAAAATTCTAAATAATTTTTGCATATGCAGCACATATTCATCATACTCTATTTCAGTTTTTGTCTTCAGATAATTACAAGAAACTCTATATTCTTCGATTTTTGAAGATGCCATGATATCATTTAATCGAATATTTTCGTTTTGTTGTGTTGCTCTTGATTTTGGTTTATCTTGTTGTAAAACATCTAAGTCAATTACATCCAAAACATCCTTCACTCCAAGATTTGGGTCATGATAACATTTATATAGTGCACTTAATACAATATCACTATCAAAAGCTATTGTTGCAGGTCTGTGATTAGGATTTATTATATTTTTAGGATTTCTAATAAGTGCTTTTGGACGGGTAGATACACTTAAATCATCAATCTTTTGCAATTCATCAATAATTTGATTGCATTGCTGCGGTGTCTTTAGTTCAGATAGATCATTTATATACCTATTATATTCAGATGGTTTTAATATTTTTTTGAGTTTCTTTTCAGCTGTTCTAGCTGCAACAGGTAAATGAGAAATTTTAGGCGATGTAGCTTTTGCTGCAGGTGAACGCTGAATAGGTGATGTTGCTTTTGCTGCAGGTGAACGCTGAATAGGTGATGTTGCTTTTGCTACTAGATAGGATGGCTGAAAGCTTGTATCAATGCTGTTATCTGGAATAGTGCTTGATAAATATGTTGCTAGATTATACCAGAAATCTATTTCTGGCTTATCAGATAAATTTACAACACCTATAATATCGTTCAAATCAATTAAATATTGTTTTGAATGAATAAATATATTAATGACAGTATATGCCTTATCTTTTTCATAATTCATATTGTATTTAGTTCCCAGTTTTTTACCATTATTTAAAATTGAAAAAACTACACCATTCTGTCTCAAGACAAACATTTCAAAATTACTCTTTACATTCTGTGTAAATTGAATTACTCCATCAGTGGCTAGACTACTCTTATTTACACGAGATTGAATTTTTTGCATAAATACAGGATTATCAGGTGTTTCATGGCCTTTTTTATTTTCATTTTTTCGTTCATATTCATCTCTTATCAATTTCATGCTACTATGAATATAATTGACACCATCTTGATTAATTTTGAAATATGGGATGTTTTGTGTTGCTATGGCTACGGAAGCTGTGGAAGCTGCTCTCGTTCTGGAAGCTGTGGAAGCTATTGTAGCAGATTTTGTAGAAGAAATATGTTCTGATGGTATTATAACGTTATATATTTCTTGTGCCACATCACTCCAGTATTTTTGTTCCGGTATATCATTACTTTTTACAACACCAATTATTTTATCAATTCTTAAATTATAGATTTGTTTATTCAAAAATTCTATCTTAATGGAAGTATATTGTTTGTCTTTTTCTATCTCTTGATGTACGAATACTGAATATATGATATCATTGTCTTCTATTAGTAATGTTGTATCTTGAGATGCTGATATATCTTCTTTGAAACTTATAGAAGAACTTGTTTTAGTTATCCGCAATTTATAAATATCTTGTATAATAGTTGGGTCAATTTGTTTATAAAAAAAAACAAATAATTTATTATTATTTTTTAATATATCTTTTATCTTGTCTATACCTTGTTGATTGAATTCAAGTACTTTAGACATATAGTTCCTATACATAATATTACATTTGTATTTATTGGCTTTTATGTAGACATTCTAAACATATGCAACAATGATAACATGACGGAAATAAGATTTCGACAGCATTATCATAACAGATACAACATTCATCTTTGAGACCAAATATTTTTTTGGGATTTGTTACAGTATTGTCAACTCTACATACAGGACATTTTATATGATATACTACAGAAGGTACCAATACAGATGACCTATTTCTAGGACAATTTTCGATAGTATGAGGTTCCCGCTTCTTACAAACCGGGCAATGATGCGCTTCCACTGTATGCAAATCTTTGGATGCACAATCAGCAACAGTACAAATCTTGTTATTTGGCAAGACATCCTCATGATACATTTGCAATTCTAACTTTGCTCTTCCATTGAAACATTCAATTTCACCATGTCCGTTACTTCCACAGACACCACATCTATGTCCTTTAGTAACATGCGTTGATGGGTATCTGCAATAAGCAACCTTGCAAAACATCTTTGTTTATGATAACAGCATTTTGCTATGTCAATAAATCAATTTTTTTATTCTGTTAAGAACTTTGTCAAATCATAGAGGTCACTTAGATACACATCAAATATTCTTTTAATTTCACTGTTTTCATATTCTATTTGTTTTTTTATAGATATATCATTGTCGCTTATTATATATGCTATATGCAATGAAGGAACATTCTTATTCTTTATGAGGTAAATTGTAGTATTATCGTTGGTATATTTCTTTATTTTATGTTCTGGCTTATCAGATGTAGCGTATGTTTCAGAATTAATATTTAAAGTATTATCATTATATGTTATTTTAGTGGAATCTACTGAACTAATATCACCAGATGTTGCATTTACTGCAAAGCAAAACTCGACATCAGATGGCTTTGTTAAATAACATGGATTATCTTTGTTAATAATTTCTGCATCTTGTGGTTTGTTTGTACTATCAATTGTATATTCCAACAACCCAAGTATAATGTTAACCAATTTTACTTCAAACATTTTTGGGTCCGTTATATCTTGTAGTTCACTATTATTAAAACTTAATTTGGTTTGGATATCTGTTTTTGATAATAATGATTGTAATGATAGTGCATTAAAGAAATTCAAATACTCATTTAATATTTTTTGTTTATCAGGGGTTCCAATCTCTTCTATTTGTTCTTTACCTTGATTGAAGCCCCAGATGTATACAATATATCCCATATCTTCTAGATAGAACACTTTATCGTCAAGTATGTATTTCACATGTCTTTTTTTACCTTCTGGTGGTTTAGTTTCATTATAGACAAAGGCTTGATTGATATCACCTGTATTATTATGATAATGCTTAGCATATTGATGAAATGAGAATATACTCAGTACACATTGTATGATGATGTTTTTTTGTTTTTCTTCTTCTATAGTTTGTGATAGTTTTTGTAAAATATTATTATTATATTGTTCTGATATTATCTCAAGATTTCTTTTTTCATTTGATGATAAAATTTCAGTAACATTATATATAAAAAAATAGGCTAGTAAAAAATGATGATTATATTTTTGAATAACATAATATGTAAGATAACTTGCTATTTTAAATACAGTTGTGTAGAATGAGAATTGTTTATTACCATCATATAAATATGATGTAGAAGCAAAATTTTCAATGTCTTTGTAAGGAAACCTACCTTTGCTGTATTCATTGTTATCTTTATGGATAACATTTTTGTGTAATATAAACCCTTTTATAAAATCTGATTCAGAATTGAATTCACTTAGTTTTTCGCTTTCATTATCAAGTAAAAGTTTAAATGGGTTTAGATATTTTTTATTTTTATTTAAGAAATCATTCAAGATTTCATCAGATATATGTTCTATTACACTTTCTACTTTTGTATTTTTATTTTTAAATAAAAGATCAGACAATAACTTAATATATTTTTCTTTTATGTTATCTATTGTGACTTGTGAATATTTATTGAAACTATTAACAAAATCTAATTGATAAGTAATTTTATTCATATCACGCTTAAAATCTTTGAAAATTGTATATATGCCGTTTTTGATTTCATTCTTTTTTGCTTGAAAATTTAAGTCATTATTTGATTGAATAAAATTATCAATTTTATGAATTAAAGTTTTTTCATGTTCTATTATTATTCTGTATTTTAGTGAATTAAAACTAGACTCATATAGTTTCTTCCTTATGTCAATATCAAATGTGTTTTTTTTTTTTAAATAATTTACAGGCAATTTTTGTGGTTTCGTTTCTAATAGGTTTATATATTTGTTTACATGAGACTTTGGTTTAGCCTGTTTTGGTGGCATTGACAATAATTCTACTTAAATGATTTATTTTTTATCCTTGTATATAAGACTATGATATTTTAGATTATTTATAAGGAAATGGAAGGATTGATAGATACCAGAGATGAGTATATGGAGCATATACAGGATTTACTGAGTATTCCTATTTCCAAGAGGCTTTATGGTATATACAATGATTGCTTTAGTAATAAAAAAACACTGAAAGACTTTCAAAATGAATTGCTCGAAATTCGTAAGTGGAACAACAATATAGTAGCAGACGAGTATAAGAAGGTTGTCAAGTATACTAAATGTACTTACATGCATAACCTAATCAAAGTAATCATCATCAGTACTATCAAGATAAAAATATATGAGTATAAAGACCAGTTTGATAACATCAAAATAAAGGTTCCCAATCCTGAAGATTTCGTCCACAGATGCTATATTAACTGTGCTATGTTCTCTTGGAAAAATGCTTATCTATTCAATCGCATCAATATAAAGAATGCAGAGTATCAAAATAACCTCAATATTATAGAGGAAAATATCAGACGGATTATTAAGAAGACATTCAGAGATTTCATTCCATTTGAAGAAATTTTCCTGCAGATTGAAAAGAACCTAACAGATAATGTCAGCCAGTTCAATGAGAAATCTTCTACTAAAAGTCCTGTTGCATGTGAGAATAACTCTGATGATGAAGAAGAAAGTGAAGAAGATGAAGAAGAAAGTGGAGAAGATGAAGAGGATAGTGAAGATGATGAAGAAAGTGAAGAGGAAAGTGAAGAGGAAAGTGAAGAGGAAAGTGAGGATGATGAAGAAGAGGAAGAACAGGTTGCATTAAATGAATGTTTAGAAGTTCCTGAAATAAATCATAAAGATAATATAGGAGCGAATGATGGATACCATAATGAAAACCAAAGTCAAATGTTTACACATGCCAATCAAGAAGATAACAACAATCAAGAGATATCATCACTTGATAAAGAAACCACATTTGATATGCAAGAAAAGGCTGATGACACTTACAACCTTCAGAAGAATGAAAAGGAAGATACATTTATGGCATCCCATGATTATGAAGAAGATACTAAGGCTGAAGATAAGAACTCTTATCATTCACCTACAACAACACAAGATTACATACATGAAAAGGACTTTCTAGAGCAAGATGATGATGCTAAAAGCGTAGCTAGCGTAGCTAGCATTGCTACTGCTATAAGTAATATATCAGATGTTAAAGAAATTTTCATAAATGATTTACCAAAATCATCCAAGAAACCTAGTTTTTTTTAGAAACATAAAATAGGACAATATGAAAGACTACAAGATTTCTTTGCAAGAGTTCATCCATAACAAAGGATATTCTTCACATTATTTTTTCAAGCATTCCATGCACTTTCTCAGACATATAGATCATAAAAATATCAAAATAGAGGTGTATAGGAAAAAAATAATTTTGCGACATAAGACCAATCAGATAACATTGAAATGTCATTATAAAAATAAATCAAGGCATTATATATCAATATTGAAGGCAAAAAAAGAAATAGCAATTTTGCACGACAGCATACCACCTGCTATCATGACAAATATAATTACTACAATATTATGTACCAAATAGACGGGATTATTTTTTCATATTATCCAATGTGAATACCTTGACATAACAATCAGTTAATTTTGCATTTGCGTCAATGATGTCAAACAATTCCAATGTGGTTGCATTCTGTGAATGTCTCTTGATAATAAAATCGAGGTCAGATGATGTAGTTATATGTGCCACGTTGGTATAATTCAAGTTCTTCTGACAATAATCTATCAGAAGTGCATTCTTCTTTAGTTCAACATGATTTATCAGAGAATGGATTAGGAAATATTTATCAGCAACTGATAATGATTTCCCTATATCTTGAAAATTATGTTTAGCCAATTGCAATCCAATAATTCTTTTTGGCAAACATAGAGGTTTTATGAAGCATTCTGTGAAAGCAAATGACATCAAAGCAATATATAAACCATAGTAAGGGTCCATTTTTTGTTATTTCATAAATAGTGGCAATTTTTTATATATTTTTTATTTGACCCTAAAATAATATGAATCATTGATAACTTCTCTACTCTTACATATCCTACTCATTCTTGCTGCACTTATGTTTTCAGCAGCAGCAGCTTTGGCTATTGTAGTCCATGTATTCATAATTTCATTTGTTGCAATATTTATTTTTTCGACAGTTTTCGATGTTGATGATGTGATAGATGTCTTATATGGTATGTCTTGATTCAACATAATACCATAATATCCACTACCGTTACCTGTATGGGTCCAGACGTTGGCCTTCAATATTTTTTTGAAGTTATTCAGATATTCTTTTAGTTCTTTGATTTCACTATCAGGCACTTCAGTATTGTCGTTTAATTTCATTTGCCATTCAATATATACTTTCTTCATGTCTGCAAAAAGTACCTTACCACTAGGGATAATACTACAATTATTATATACAAACATGTCATATTTAGAAGGTACTAATGGTAATGTAAAAGGCTCTTCTGCTTTCAGGCATATACCTTGAAAACCATTGACTACATTCTGTCTATTTTGTAATTGTAGTCTGATTGGCTTGAATACGTCTTTCAGATAATCTAACAAACTATGGTAAGATTCTTTATCAGCATTTTGAGACCATATGCGATATGCTCCAATAATATCTACAGAAGACACATCTTTTTCCTTATCTATGATACAGCATTCTTCAATAAATCTGTTGAAGCTTCCAATATTAGTGGGAGGCTCTTTAATTATTCTAAGAGGCTGTATTTCATCTTCAGTATATGCTTGCACTTCTTCTACTACAGCATCAGTTTGTGTGGAAACATCATAATGTAGTACCTTCTTTTCGCATACTACATTGTCAATGACATTTGTTGTTATGTTTACCATAGCCGATAATTTGGTATACCTATTTTTGTCTTTTGTGATCTTAAACATATTTTTAACATGTTTAATCCATAATATGGCTTCATCTACAGACAGCTCAAAGCATTCTGATTTAACCAAAAATCCAGATTCAGTTAAAAGACAATGTAAACATTTTTCAGCTATTTTTAAACAGGTTTTAGGTATTTCTTCTTGGTATATCAATGAACCATGAGGATGTGATGTTGCATATGTTTTTATTCGTTCTTTGATATTTTCTGTAAGACCTATTTTGAGTATTGGTTTTCTATTCAAATCTCTTGTATCAATATTATAAATATAAATAACTGCTCTTCTGCTATCATTATTTATCTGTTTTTCACCTAATATTTTTTGTTTTTCCAACATATGTAATTTATCTTTATAAATTATATAATAGTCTTTAATAGCCCTTTCTAAACCTAATAAATAATTATATAATTTAAGTTCATCATCATATTTGATAAGGATTTTATTCAATGCATTCATAGTAAAAATATATTCATCAGCGTGTTTTATTTTATACATAGCGTAATGTTCTTCAGCTTTCAAAAACTGTGTGAAAAATCTTTTAAACGAACATTTTTCACTATACAATATCCACTTTCTAATGGTTGTACTATGTACTATGTATTTAGAAGTATTAAAAAATATTTGATAAAAATCTTTTCTAAATTGTCTTTCTTCATCATTATCATTGATTACTGTATTATTCAAATATTCCAGTAAATTATTATGCTCTTGTTCATTTTCCAAAATAACATTCATTTGTATATTTTAATATAATACCTATAATACTTATATACTTTTTTATGAAGATAAAATATTAATTAACATCAACTCAACACTAATATATAGTATATGTAAAGATAAAAATTGATTATTACTGTAATGTTAATATTATATTGAAATGCAGAAGTCCTTAATCTGTTATAGCTGTTATTGCAAGGACCATATTATATATTCGCAACTGACATTTATCTGCACGAAATGCAAAATAGTTCTAAAGCGATGCGACATATGTGGTCTCTATTGCAATGATACATGCTTACAAATATTTGATAAGGCTTTGACATTGTAATTCTTAGTGTTTCTTTACCTTTATCAGTCTGGCGTTTTTCTTCTTCGTGAAAACACCCGGGTCAAAATCTTCACAATCATCATCTTCTTCATTTGTCAAACCCATAGCATCTCTCTGGTCTTGTAAAGCTTGCATTTCCCAAAGGTTTCTAGAACACATTTTGAAATTGGCTTCCTGTGCTTTGTACCAGAAAACGATGTCAGAAATATTATTCGATTGTACTTTATTGTCTATTACAAGGCATTCAAAGTTCTCAGTGCATTGGTTCATGACTTGATTAAAGACATCAAATGTCGGAAACATCCCAGCATAATGGTTATATATTTTTTCCCGTTCTTTGACAATATTATTTCTAAAAATAAATACATAATCTATGTTAGACCTTAAATCGGGTGGCAACCCCAGCCCGTGTTGCATTGTAATTAAAAAGAATATTTTGTAATGTCTTCCATTCATAAATATACATCGGATATTCTTATCAGTCATTGCTGACTTATTATACATACAGTCATCTAATATTAAAAAAGCTCTAGGATCAATTGAAGAACTCCCGTGTTTCGCAGTTTCTTTCTTCCTTTCATTAGTTATACTAATCTGTCTTGTCAAAAACTTACTGACAATTTTTTCCTCCAGTTCATCATATATAAGCATCTTTGGAATAAACTTCTCAAAATATCCATTTGCCCTTTCTGTAGGTGACACCACAACTCCAACAGGAATATCGCGATGATAGTTCAAAATGTCTTTCATACAATAGCTCTTACCAGTATTTCTTTTTCCTATAAAAACAACAACAGAATCGCTCTTAATTCTAGAAGGATCAAATTTTTTCAATTCTAGTTTCATAACTTATATTATAATACACAAAAATAATATTATATATCATACACACTATTCACTGTTGCATTCACTAGAGGTATCTGAAGATGATGTCTCGCTGCCGTCGCTACCGTCACTACCGTCACTGGCATCTGATGAGCTCATGTCAGAACCACCACTATAAGGTTCAAATCCATACTTAAGAGGGTCGTTAATCCTCTTTAATATTGTTGGATCAATAGTAGTGTTCTTCTTAACATCATACACAGGGTCTTTAATATTGATTCTTTTGTGGTCGTCTTCGTAAATACCAAGGGATGTCAACAAATCTCCATCATCAAATGCAAAATATACTAGTACAAATGATGTTATAAATATCATAAAGAACAGAATTGCATTGCTACTTGTAATTAGATGTTTTTGCATATCATATACCTCACCCTTCTGTTCTATGTTTCCTCTTTCAATGTAATGTGCTACACCAAATATAACCAAGGTAATCAGCAAGGAGTATAATAAGGAATACATTTCTATATACAATAATTCATAATTCTTACAATCAATAAAACGCAGCTAAAAAGACAATAAGTTCTCTAAAATATATCTGTATCATATCTCTTACCTGCATCATCCATAATATAAGCCTTTCCATAGGGCACTACTTGAACTCTTTTGGCCTTTTATCTTCCATTTTTTGGCTGCTTAGGCTGCTTTGGTTCCTTAGGCTGCTTTGGTTCCTTAGGCTGCTTAGGCTGCTTAGGCTGCTTTGGTTCCTTAGGCTGCTTTGGTTCCTTCGGTGTTATGCATCTTCCTGTAAGAGGGTTTCTTACTTTTCCAGGAGGACAACTATTTGGACCTTTAGCAGCCTTTTTTGGAGACTTACCAACCGATCTATGCAAAGATTTTGTTCTAAATGATGATAATGAATCTACATATTCATCTATTTTTTTCCCTTTCTTTTTATCCTTTGTCAAACAATTGTTGATATAATCAATAACATTATGAGGTTCATTTTTCATCTTTTCAGCAGCCTTCAACATCTTCTTTACATCCTTTATTTGAGCTTTAAGAGCCTTTTTACCATCCTTTTCAGTCTCAATCTCCAACTGTTCTTCAAGTTCTTTAAGTTTATCTTTATGACCTTGATATGTAGCAAAGGATCTTGCTTCATCATCAATACGCAACATAATGTCATCAATAATAGGGTATGCAAAACTAGAGCGATCTTGACTTCTATCAATATAAGATATCAGTCCTGCGACATTATTCATAAATTTGATAGCACCACTATCTGTAAATAGACCATTATCTTGACAATATTCATTTTTAAATTTCTCAAAATTTTCTGGGAATTGTTCTACAGTTGGCAATAATAGATTGATGATTTTGACACAGCTCATAGGGTCTTCTGTAATAGGTGTTGCAGTCATAATCAATAATTTTAATGAATATTTGCCAGACTTATTAAAAGAATTCTGTATCATTTGTTGTAAGACATCCGGGTTAGGTTTCTCAAGTGCAGACAAAGAATTGCTATATATCTTGTGGATTTCATCAATGATTACCAGTGTTTTCTTGAAAGGGTCATCTTTACCATTTCTAGCTACCATTTCTTGATAAAATTTGTTCTTACCCTTGATGAGATTCGTAAACTGCTTGTAAGAAATGGGTTGCAGCCAATTATTACCCAATAATTTCATTCTTTCAGCACGAGATGCAGGCATCTTTTCACCTTTTCTGACCTTCTCTTGAATAATAATATTGCAAATCTTATCAAACATATTCTTCCAAATATCTTCTTTGAGGGTATGGCGAGTTACCCACAAAATAGTGTAGCCCTGTTTGTCAAATGTATTTGTAGCAGTAGCAATAGCAGAACAAGTCTTTCCAGAACCAACACTATGATACAAAAATAGCCCTTTGTATGGAGACTGTGGAGTCAAGAAGTTTTGGACGAAGCCCTGTGTCTTAGTGAAAGAGACAATCTCATAATTCTTCTTTGATTTATCACCATCAGTACTATCTTGTATGCATTTGTTCTTGATTTCAACTTCTTCCCATGCATAAGGAGTAAAATGCTTCTCAACGTACTTCTGTAAATCAAGATAGTTCATCTTGATAGGAGGAGGAACAGCAGGATAAACAATAGTAGGTTCCTTAACTTTTTCCTCTGAATATTGATTTATAAATCTCATAGCACTATTATAATTATCTTCATGTATTCTCATGACACGTCTATAATAATTTAAATTACTTACAATCCTTTCTTTATAAAGTTTTAAGAAACGCAAGGGGCTCATCCATAACTGATTGATAGCAGAGCAATATTCAGGCATTCTACTTATATAAGGACATAGCAAGGGTTTGGCGAACTTTTGTTCTAGACGATAAATTAACTCTTGCTTATCTAAATGAATAGCAGCAATTATCAATATAGCATTTGGAGCCAATTCAAGTGGTCCTTTACAATTTTTCTTACAATCCAATCTTTCATCATTTGTGTATATCTTACCTCTAATATTACTGACAATTCGAATGAAATCTTTGCGTACTGGTTTTGCTACGGGTGATTTATTCTTCAAACCTGCTTTGACAGTCTTCATTAAATTATAAAACCTGTTATTTTTTTTGTCAAGCATATGAATTTTCTCAGTTAGTGGTAAATCCACTGCACTTGTGATTACAAGGTCCTCCAAATCTGCTATAAAATTAAGAGCACTGATATTCTGATTACTATATTTCAGATACAACTCATGTACGTTTGTATTTTCGTCATACATCATGTTATATCTGTAGACATGCAAAGGCCAACCCTTATTAGGTATAAAAGGGAGACCAGCTTGACCGCAAAATCGTGTTCCTCTGCCAATCACTTGAGTTTGCTCTGCTTTTGTCACAAGGGGCTCTAACAGATGCATATACTTTACATCAAAGACATCAATACCTTCCTTGAAACCAGGGTCTAGCACAACAATTCTCATATTTTCCCCATTAATATTTACAGGACGTTCGTTCATACGAAGCATCATGTTCTTCTTCAATCGTACTGGTAGTGGTTTTTTGTATACAGTAGACGTTGTAAGAAGACCAAAAGTCTTATTTCTTTCAAGTTTATCATTCTTCAATTGCAAGCCATTATTATAAACGAGTGTAAAGCCATTTGCTATAAGTGCTGAAGCAATCATCTTGGCGCCATTGACACCGCTTACATCGCTGTAAATAATGTGCTTAAAATATTTGCCATAGCTTCTTAAATCTTCATCATCTAATAATCTAATTTTTTCAAGAAGAGCATCAATCTTTGGTGACATCATTGGTATCTGCGACAAAACAAGCTCTTTATTGAACTTTGGTGAATCAAACTTATGTTCTGCTTTTACATTAGCCCACGAACTTGTGTTTCTAATACACAAGGCCTCTTTCGGGATTTTATCCATACAGTATGTTTCTATATTTAAGAAATATAATATCTATATAGTGTATCCATGATTTCTGAGACAGAAGAGCTTATACAATTAGATTGTAGTAAAACTCCCAAATTTTCCCTAAATACAGATAAATATCATGCAAAAGTCATAAGTGTATATGATGGAGATACTATCACAGTTGTCTTTAAATTTGCTGGAACGTTTTACAAATGGAATTGCAGGCTAAATGGTATAGATACACCTGAGATGAAATCTAAAAATGCAGCTGAAAAACAACAGGCAATCAAAGCAAGGGATTTTTTGCGAGAACAAATATTAGGAAAAATAGTAGAAATAACTTGCCAAGATTTCGACAAGTATGGCAGACTATTAGTTGTTGTGAATTATAATAACATAAACATCAATGACCTAATGATTACTGAAGGCTTTGCTAAGTCTTATGCTGGAGGAACAAAGGATGAGTGGGATTTATGAGGATAGCTTTTTTCTATAATAATATATTTATTATGCATAAAAATAAATGTTAAAAAGTTTTTTTTGTTTTTTTGAGGTTTTGAAATATGTAAGTCTTGGTATATTTACAGAAGGCGCTCCTGTGTGCTAACCATGATATATCCATCATGGATCGCAACATACACATTAGTATCTTCTTCTTCGCCATTATATACAAACTTTACAGGCACTGAAATTACACGTTCACATGTAGAGACTTTCAGTGCTTGCATGATGTCTTCTTTGGAAGCATCAAGGTCCATTTTATCTATCATCATATCAGTCCAATTGTTCTCCATCCCAATGATGGTGTCGCTCTCATTCATGAAATTGTTGCAGAGTTTCTGGATCTCTTCGAAGGTCAAAGGCATATTTGTTCGCGTTTGAGGAAGTCTGGCTTACCTGAATATAATAATATAACTTGATTATCATTTTTTCTAATTTTATGTGAATATCAGAACATATTATTTCAAAGGCTTGAAATCAAGCATTTCTACATAGCATACAAGTGAGGAACCTCCAGGAATGATAGGAACTTCAGGATTTTTCTCTGAGAAAATGGTTGTATAACTATAAGCCAAGTATGCAGGAATAACCAGGATACGCTTACCTCCTTTCTTCATTGTCTTTACACCTTCGTTGAGACCCTTCATAAACTTCTGATTTTCGCGAACACCAGCCCTGACGGATGATTGATATGAAGGGATCCCTTTGTATGTATTGCACCACTTCTCTCCAGTCTCGAAAATGTACCCCACCATACTAATTGATACAATATAACCATCTTTTGGTTCTTGGCCTTTTCCTACTACAACATCCTTAAAAAGCAGGCCAGACTCCAACTTAGTATATTCGCCCAAATCATTCTCTGAATAAGGCCCATTATGCTTAGTCCAAAGATCATCAGCCTCTTCTTCTGCATTTGCATACTTATCAGGAAGGCTCAAGAATGCTCCAAAAGAAGTAATAGCAGCCATAGTTGATGCAGTTTTCATAGGAAACTTAAAAATATCTCGTCTATTCACATCAGTATTCATATTCATATAACAAGAATTCGGAGATGAAGTAGTTCTAAGTTTCATAGCTGTAGGCAAGGTGCTAAAAGCAACAGTGGATACAAGAGAATTTAGCAAGATCACAATCTGACAAAGTTTCATTTTTATTATATTATATAACCAGTTCTTAAATCATTTTTCACCACCATATAAAGGGCAAACTCAATATATAATTATCATGAAATACCTTTTATATTTTGTTATAGGCGGTGACCCTAGCTATGTCAAATTATTAGAATTATGCATTAAATCAATTCGAGAAAACAAAGAAAATGACATATTTGATATTCTTGTCATGTGTGATAAAAATTATAAAAATGTTGCCACATATTTACATGTGCAACATTTTTATATTACAGAAACCAATCCAAATATAAAATGCATATTGAGAAGAAAACTGGAGGTTTTCAATTTCGAAAAAATTCATGAATATGAAAAGGTTCTACATCTTGATTGTGATATTATTATATCAGGTAGTTTGGCAGAAATAATGAATAATGTGACTAATAAAAATACACTATATGTATGTAATGAAAAACTTGGAGATATGTATAATGCAAATGATAATAGTGCTGTCTATTTTTCAAGACAAGATAGACCATATACAATACAAGACATAGTATTTTTCACAGATAATAATATATATCCTTTTAATGGCGGAGAATTCGCCTTTTATGCATCAAAAGAAATGAAAACTCACTTCAATAATGTTTTGTCAGAAATAGATAAAACAAACGGGTATCAATATGACTTTTACGATCAGCGTTATATGAATGATTACTTTAACAGAAATAATCTAATAAATAATGTTCTGACCAAATATACTTATTTATGTCGCGTAGGAGGCTATATTACTGACAAAAACATTATTAACCATTTTATCAATATGTTTGCAGATTATAACTTGAAATATCATTATATGCAGGAGTTTCACAGATATTACTCATTACAACCTAAACATATTGATACACGCGAAGAATTCCATAAAGTATTGGATTTACCTAAAAATCCTGTAATAGCTGAAATTGGTGTTTTTAGAGGAGAATATGCACAATATCTTTTGCAAAATTTTATACCAAGTCGTCTATATTTAGTAGACCCTTGGGAAAATATCAGTATATGTTCTGGAGACCAAAATGGTAATAATGTGATATTTTATAATGGTAAAGACATGTATGAATATGTTAGCAGCAAATATATCAGTAATTCTAATATAATAATCATCAGGAAAACATCAGGAAACATTATGGATGCTGATATAGAACCAATGACACTTGATATGATATATATAGACGGAGATCATTCTTATGAAGGTGTGAAAAACGACCTTATGCTTGCATTGAAATTGGTAAAGAAAGGTGGATGGATATGCGGTCATGATTATTCCATGAACTATGCGAAAACAAATAACCATTATGATTTTGGTGTCAAGAAAGCAGTTGATGAGTTTTGCTATGAAAATGGATACCATATTGCATATTTAGCAAATGATGGATGTGTATCATATGCCATAAAAAATAATTCTTCATAACCAATAAAAGATGAATGTATCTATTTTACTGTTGTCCTTATTCATAGCCTTGTTATCAGGTATTAGTCCATTAGTCATCAGAGTTATAACAAAGACTGTTTCTCATCATACTGTAATGGTTATATCAGCAATTGTTTATTTTGTGTCAACAATGATATACATCTATCTGTTTCATTATGATACTGTCTTGAAAGACATGCAATATACAGATTATATTGTTATCATTATATTGACATCATTTGTAGGCTTCTTCTTGGCAAGTTCTATGTATTTCTATGCACTGAAACATACCGATAATGTGAATTATGTGGTTATCATAACATCATTATATCCTGTAGTGACACTTATATTATCATATTATTTCTTGGATGAAAAACTGACTTGGCAAGGTCTTTTAGGGTTTTTATTTATTATCATTGGTATTGTCCTTTTATTCTCACAAACTACTAAATGAGGTTATTATGTTTTTTAGGCATATGATATTTTTTTTTATGTATACTTCTGAAAGTTGCCTTAGCATTCCATGATATCTCTATGTAGGTATTTTGAGACTGTAAAGCAATAGTAGCGTAATAGTTCTATATAACATTATAAAAA